GTGCTAAGTTCCTTTATTTCCGCCATATTTACGGTGGAGAGATCTATGAAGTGAGCTGTGATGATATTCGCCAATCTCCTGAATACTCTGAAGATCCTAATCAGAGTAATGATTCTTTTATCTTTGCTGTTAAGACCAATGATTTCCCTTCTGGTCGAAACATTGTGCCCAAGTTTGCTTCTATGAAGACTATTGCTGCTCGTGAGTCGTATCCTGCTATTCTTGGCTTGGTTCGCCCTAAACAGATGAAAGTTCACTATATGAACATCTGGTATCATGCCATGATCAAGACTTATGCTAGCAATGCCGAGAAAACATTCACCTTTAAGGTGCCTACGTTCTGGTTTTATTCAGGATGTCCTGGCATGGAAGGTGATTGTGGTAGTCCTTTAGCTATCAACATCAATAGTAATCAAGTTATTGTTGGTATCCATACTCTTGGTGATCATAAAGGCAATACTTCATGTGCTCAGCCTGTTTTTCAAGAAGATCTCTTAGAGAGACTTAAGCCTTTTGAGAAGAAGGATGTTAAAGGCTCCTTCTTGACCCTGCCCGTTAAGATTGAGAAAGGCAAGATTGAGTCTCAATTGGAATTTGATCCTTTGAACAATGTTGGGCTTGTTGCCAAGTTGGAGACTGAGAAATATAATCAACCGAGGAAGACTGCGTTGGCTCCAACTGCTCTAATGGATAAGTTTGGTGATCATGTCAAGAAACCTGCTGTCCTCGAAGTCAAGGAAATCGATTCTGAAATAGTTAACCCCAAATTTAAGAATTTCCTTGAGAAACCCCAGTTTGTCCCCGCTCTTAGTAAAACTGATGTGACTTTCTTTACCCATCAATTGCTATCAAGTATCAATTTCGAGATGGAGGGTGATTGGTTCATGCAGCCACATCCGAGTGGAGAAGTTGAGTGGAAGAAGAAGAATATGACCCCTCCCTGGAAAAGGAAACTGACCTATGAGGAAGCGATTGCTGGAATTAAAGGACTTCCCGAATGGCATGGTGTTGATCGCAGCACCTCTGCTGGCATTTGGGATGATATGACTAAGAATACGCTTGGTGGAAAACGCTACTGGCTCGGTACTGATGGAGAATATGATTTTACCTCAATTGGAGCCAGAGAATTGCGTCTTCGCGTGGAATATTTGATTCGTAAGATGGAGAGAGGTAAGCGACCTTACTCTGTTTATACGAATTATCTAAAGGATGAGACCCTTAAGCTCGCCAAGGTTCAGTCTGGTGCCACTCGTATTATAAGCACAGATGAACTTGCTATGTTGATTAT